ATTAAGCAGCTGGGTCAACATCCAAAGCACCAGTTGATTGGATTGTTCCAGAAAAGTTTATAAATTCAGTAGTTGATTGGTTCCAAGTCAAATCAGTGATGTAACCGCTAAATCTGTGATAGTAAGCAGCGCCTTCACTTGAGCCAGTTACGGTTGGGTTTTGAACTCTAACCATAACAATAGTTTTGTTCTTTACACAAGACAATAAATCTTCATAAGAGATTTGTGATGCAGATGGAGAAACTTCGCAAATTGCATCGAAGTCTAAGCTCATAAGAGGTTCTGCAACACTTGTTAATACTCCGCAGTTAGTTTGCTCAGTTGTTGCATCCATAGTTGTATTAACTGAAGATGTTCTCAAGCAAACAAGGTTTTTGAAACCAGTTGTACCAACATTGGTAATATCGATTTCAATGTTTTGTAATGATCCTAATACTTGTCCCATTTTTACTTTTTATTTTTGGTTAACTAAATTGTTTATTGTTATAATTTTTCTTGCTACATAATTATCGCCATCTTGCAATGGCAAGTATCTTGAACTTGATCTGCCAATTGGAAAAACCTCAAAATCAGCATCATCAAATCCGTCCACCTGAGTATCAGGTATAAGTATATTTAAAATTTGTGATGCAATATTATCAACCACTCCTAAGTCATTGACTCTATATTGCTCACTGAAAATATCAATAACTACTTCTACATTGTTACCAAATGAATGGTTGGTATTATCGCTTGTCTCAGTTATATTACCAATAACTACGTAGTTTTGTGGTGTAGTATCAAATGGAGTCTGTCCATACACTGGCACATCTTTGCCATTGTAAGACAAGTTGCCATTCAAAGCAGTTACATAAATCACTCTCACGTTGTTACTACAATCAAGCATTTTTGCTTAGTATTTTTGATATTCTTTCTACTAACTTTGGTATCTCTTTTCTGATATTTGGATAAAAAAATGGTTGCGCTCTTGTGTTACCATCTTTTTTACCTTTAAACTTTATAGCAATAGCTTTGAAGTAATCAGCATCTTCTAAGCTATTTAATTGTTTTCTTGCGTAAGAACCAGTTCCAAACTCTACATAAGCTGCATAAGGCACATCAGCTCTTAATTCATAGGATAATTTACTTGGCTCATCCCAACTTATGCTATCAGCTAAAGCACCTGGTGTAGAACCAGTAACACCTATTGGTGCATCTCTTTTAGCATCTTGTGCTATTTTAGACATAGACTTGCGAAATTCTTTTTCAATTTTATCAAGTCTTTGAATAAAAACGTCATCCAGTTGTTTCAAAGAATTATTTAGTCCTCTTATATTTAGTGCCTTTCTCGCCACTATATAACTACTTTTTTATATTGATGATAGTTAAGACCATCCCAATATGGGTATTGTGAAATAATTCCTTTAGGATCAGCGTTCATCTTCTTACCTCTGTTCTCGTACATCCAAGCCACAAGGGTTAAGATGTCGTTCTCCAAATCTGCTGGGATGCTACCATAACCAGCTTGGTAAGTAACCTCATAAGTGCCAGCCATATAGAACCACAACTTATTGCCAATCTTCTCGTAGTCCTCATTTATATCTAATGTGTCCCACATATTGATGCCAGTCTTGTATCTAACCAAGTCTATGCATCCAAGTGGTCCATAAGGCAAATCCACCATCCAAACTGCTGGTACTTCCCCAGTTAGTTCAATATAACTCTTAATTGTCTTATTTACAAGTGATAAGCCAGTCAATTTCTCCAAATGCTTTCTTGCACTTGTGATAAGTTCATCGATCAAAGTATCGTCAGTATTATAGCTAATTCTCATCCAATCTTTAGCTTGTGTGCGGCTCACTGGCTCTACACTTGCATCAGCGGTGACTATGATACTATCTATATAAATCGCCATACTTATCCGTTGTATTTATTAACTTCTTCTCTGAGCCATTGCTCAAATTCATCAAGTGCTTTTCTTGGGTCGTGTTCTCTTGCTCTTGTTTTTGCTTTTTTTGATGCTGCTGCGTATGCTTTGGCATCATCCAATTTATTAATCTCTTTAACCCAGCTTTCAATATCATCTCTATCCTTTATATATATGCCAGCCTTCCCACAATTCTCCTTCAAACCTTCTGCCTCACTACTTATAACTGGAATCCCACAACACATCGCCTCAGTAGCAGTTATACCCCAACTCTCATATTTGCTTGGCATAAGAAGTATGCGAGTCTTTTGATAAACCGAAAGTATATTAGTTGTTTTGTCAATATAAGTTATATTAGGCAAGTCTTTAATAATTTGTTCGTCATAAGACCCTTTTACACCTAAGAACTTCTTGTGAGGCATAGCCTTCGCAATCTGATAAAATATCTCACCACCCTTGTTTTCATTAAGATTGATAAGCGTAATGTACTCATTATCAGCACTATCAACCCCTATTTCAAAATCACGATAATCAGTAGGTGGTGTGAGTATAAAGTTACTCCATTTGTACCCCAATTTGTCCTTTCCCCATAAAGAGTTATACACTATATGTTGAGAACTATTTGCATTCTCAATTTCGGGGTATTTATGAGTATTATGGATAAGATGAAACACTGGCTTTTTGTATAACCCAGCCATTCCTATTGTCCATCTTGTATAATCTAAATGTGTAAAAACACATTGGCTCCATCTAAATAAATTCTCTATTACATTCGGATTTGGTGGAAATACATCCACCCCATCATAATTGTAAGTATTATTTATTCTATAATAATTAGCTTGATGCAATAATACTCTTACGTTATGTCCTTTGCTCTGCAAACTTTTTATTATTCTATGAGCCATCATCTCCGCTCCGCAGTTTTTTACCTCTTGAGGGTGCATCAGTTAAGACACACCCCCAAGAGGCATAAATGTTGTGGAGGATAAAGATGAATACTAAAAAGTATATTCATATATAATATCCGAATTTAAGTTAATAATATTAGTTGGATTAGTTTTCTTCTCAAAATATTCTAAAAATTCATTACTTACGTAATGAAGTTCAAATTTTAATTGTTTTATTTTGTATTTGTCAATATCAATGCTATCAACAATTACTTGGTCGTAACCCTCACAATCCACTTGCACGTAATCCACTTTATCAAACCCATATTTCTCGCACAACATATCAAATGTTACTGCCTTCGCTTCGTGGTAAGTCAACTCATCTATCTTAGCCAAATATCTATTGAGTGGTGTGCCAAATTTAACTACACTACTACACCCTCCCAAAAAATCCTCAGCATCAGGCAAATATGCCATAACAATGTCCTCTATCCTATCACTAACAACTGAGTTCTCAAGAAATACCTTACAAGGTAGTTTCTCTACGTTTTCTTGCAGTTTCTTAAACTGATGTGGTATTGGCTCCACAAATAATGCAACATCATCTTTTGTTAGCTTGTCAAATATATTGTCAAAGCTAACTCCATCCATTGCCCCTATGATAATATAATTCATAAGTTAAAATAAGGGGAGAGAAAACCCCCTCCCCTATATTTATAAACCTTAGATAGCACCATAGATAGCAGCTGAAGGCTGGAACTGCAATAGTTCGCAACGAGCTTCTGCTCTGAAAGTGATAAGGTTCTTGATGAAATCATCTTGATCGAACTCGGTAGAACGAACTGCAAGACCGCTTTGCTGAGCAATAGCGAACTTAGTAGTGTCCATAACGTAGATCTTAGAAGCAGTAACCAAAGAGTGAGGTATAACTGGTACACCTACGATTCTTACGTTACCATTGTTGTCGATAACCATTCCACCAGGAAGTGAATAGTCACTTGGCTTGGTTTTCAACAATGATGCCCAACCAGCGTGAGTGGTCAAAGCAAGGTTTGGAGTCCAGTTCAATGCACCAAGTTGTGCAACGTAGTCGATGAACTTTTCAGCGGTGTTAGCACCAGAAGAAGAACCAGCAGTTGCAGAAGATGCGATAGCGTTAAGATAATAAGTATCTTCAGCCTTTTGGAAATCTTCAATCAATGACTGCTGAAGGTATGCTTGTAAGAATGGCAAATCATCAATCATTTGACGAGATACCTTAGCATAACCAGCGATGAAAGACAACGCAGTGTTTACAACTGTTACATCGTAATCAACTTGTGGCTTTGCAGAACCTTCTGTTTGCTTACCGAAAGAACCTTCACCAACTGGAGTGTTACCTCTTGGGAAAGATACTGAACCAGTTGATACTGGGATGATGTTAAACACACTTCTAAGGTGTGGGTTAACGAAGCTACGAAGAGCTGGGTTGTCAACATAAGATGTGTAAACAGAACCAGTCAAGTTGTTACCGATGGTCATTACACCTACTGCTTTTAAATCGATGTCAGCAGAGAAACCTTTACCATTGCTACGTGCAGCAGCTTTGATTTCGTTCCAGCCTTTTTCGATTGCAGAACCAATCTCAGCCTTGATGTTGTTTACGTGTTCAGCGTAAGAAGTTGCAACTTTCTTCTCAGCGTTTGCGCTCAACTTACCAAAAGCAGCCTTAGCTTCTTTTACTTCATTGATTGCTTCAGCAAGAGATTTGTTAGACTTCTCCATTTGCTCGTTGATTTGCTCTACCTTAGAGTCAAATGCCTTTGCAGCCTTCTCGGTTACACTTGCAACCTCAGCTTTTTGTTCTGCCAATTTTGATTCGAGGGCAGATTCGAATGCTTTTAAATCGCTCATTTTTTAGATTTTATTAATTATTGATATAAATGAACCCACTGGCAATTCAGCTTCTTTTTGCTGCGGCTCTGTCGCAATGACTGGAGCAGTGCTACTCATCATCTCTATTGCTTGTGCGAGTTGTTTTACTTTTATTAAGCATAGGTCGATTGTCTCATCAGTGACATCACTATCACGAATAAACTTCTCGAATGCTTTGATTTGATCCTTAACCTGTTCTACGTTACCCATATTTTTCAATCCTAATAATGGTGTATTCTCATTTGCACCCCAAGCGGTTAAACTTGAGCCTTCAAATAACATGACCTCGTGTATCTCATTAGCCTCGCCACTCTTTTGCTCTCTTAGTGTCCTAAAGCCAATAGAATGCTCACCAATGAGTCCAGACTCCACCATCTTAATAAAGTCCTTACCAAGTTGGTGTATGCCAACCTTGGACTCGTAATAGAGTCCGTAGCTATCTTCTTTTAGACTCAACAACTTACCTAAAGGTTTAGATGGGTCGTGGTTTAGTAAGTGCTTAATCCTTTGCTTACCTTCAACACCCCAATCTTGGATAGAACGCTTAAATGCACCTGGCATCATAATGTCGCCATCACTATCCACCATACCAAAGGCAGAGAAGTAACCACTTACTACCCCACTTTTTGCATCAACATCTTTGACCTCAAGACCAAAAGACTTGTAATTGTATATCATATTTTTATTCGTTGTATTATCGTTTTTAATTGTCTCTTCCTTCTGTCCCTCCTCTGCCAAATAAGCCCTATAAGCCGATTCGGCATTGTCCCTCGAAGTGTAAATACATTCACCATTTTCACCTATTTTATATTTTCCGTTATTTTCGCAATAATATACTGGCATATCATTTCATTATTAGTTGTCCGTTTGCATCACGCTTCGGAATGAATCCTACTGCGCATCTGCAATTAATTGTAAATCCTTTTGGTGCCGTTGGGTCGCCAGGTGCATCCACCACAATAGGTCTCCCAACTTTATCCGCACTTATGAATGGCTCGTTGTATGCTACAATCTGCCCATCCATATTCCAATGATCAAAGAAGTCTTTAGGTATGCGCCTTGTTCTCGCATCTCTTGTGCTTATCCAAATCTTATCAACTTGGAATGGCAACTTCTCTGCACCTTTTAATGCTGCATAGTTGCTCGACCTCATCACCTCCGTTCTTGCTATCATCACGCTTCTATACTTCGCATATTGTATCTGTGGGTCGCTAAGTATTAACTTTGCTATCTCCTCATTGCTCAATCCTTGTGCCATCGCATCGTTCACTATCACTATCAACCTATCTTTGGTTGTCTTAGTCATTAGTGATGCTAATAAAAAACCCCATTGAATTAAAAATGATGTTATCTCGTTCAAAAACTCATCATTCAACCCAAATGGATTGGCAGCCTTCTTGCTATCCACACTCACTGCTCTAAATGTTGCGTTGCCGAATGTTGTTGCCACCTCTCGGTACATCTGCCTAATTATAGGCATCAGCTTCTCATCCCAAGCAACTGCACCAAGACCACTCACCGCAGCACTTGCACCATATCTTCTCACACTTCTTGCAAAGTTCTCTAACTCACCTTTTAATACTCCAAAAAACAAAGAACTATATTTCTTATCAAGAGTTCTTCGCAGCCTCTCCACCTTCAGCCAATATGTCCCTCGCTGCGTTGCGTTCATCAGTCAGTTTTATTTTATACGACATCCTCACTTGCATCCTCATCGTCCTCTCCGTTAGGCACGTCATTTCCGTAGGGATCTTCGGAAATCTCGTCATCACGATCGCCCATATCTCTTTGTCTGTTGTCGTTGCTATTATCATCTGCTATGCTTAGGTCCATCATTACTTGTGTAATTGGCACAAGCCCCTGATTGATATAACTCATATCCCACGCACCCTCTTTCTTAGAATAATTCATTGCTACTCTCTTCTCATCCATCGTTAGCCAGTTCGCATCACGAAGAGAACGAACCATCCTCTCCATATCTTGTTGCATCTCGGGTAATGCAGTAATATCAAAATCAATAAATACATCCTCACCAAATCTCGGTACTAACCATTTGTTCAACTCATCTCTTAATGAGCAGCACATTGGCATTATCGTGTTTGTAATCAAATCACGCATTGCATTTTGGTAGTTGTTGTATGATGATGTATCAACATCAAACAACACCGCTGGCATACCAAATACCCTACACCACTGATGAAGGCTCATCTGCATTGTCTTAACAAGCTCCATATCCACACTTGACAACCCAAAGTTTAAATAGTCCCACGGAGTTTGAAGCACCGCAACCTTGCCTTTATTGTCCACAGTGTTGATGTCCTCATTCACTGCTCTTTTAATTATGTTTGCTTGCTCTATTGTGAAGTTTGGCACCACCGTTCCTAATGGCTTCGGTGTGATTGCACCCTTCGCTCCGCCATTTGCTGCCATCATCGCACTCGCATCAGCAGCATTGTTGCTCATACGAAGTGTTTTGTATGCAGCTCTTAATGGTGACAAGCCACGCAAGTGAGTTCTTGTTGTTGCATTGAAATCTGGATTCCAAGTTTTCCAAGCACATACTTGCTCTTTAGGAATATCTATTCCTCTGTCCACCATAAGTCTATACCCACTGATTCCATAGAGGTCGTTAGGGTCGGGGTAGATGTCCAAGAAATGGGTTGGAAGCACGTTAAGTTCAACGAACTTTCCGCCCACCTTTCCATCATTGCCGTAAATATTACCTTCTCCTGACAAAAATCGATAGCCAAATAAGTTTTCGAGGAATTGGTCTTGTGCCTGGTATTCATTAGGTCTTTCTAATAAGTTTGCAAGTGCAGAGTTCATCACAATATTCTCACTATATGCGTTCTTCCTCTCTATCACCGCTCTCTCAAACGCACCTTGATTGCCTAAACCTTTTGTTAATTGCTTGTAGCGAACAAGTGATGTTCTTCCCTTCTCTGTATTATTTGTTTTGTAAACGTACCACGGAATAGATGCCGCCTTACGTGCAAGGAATGACACGATGCTATAAACATCTGCATTACCTAAATATCCTTCATATACATACTTCCCGTTCTCGTAGTCTTGCAATGTAGCACCATTGATGCCTCTAATCGTTGTAGTAAGATTCTCGTTAGGATTTAACGCTTTCTTTTTGAATATGTCTAATAAACCCATCTATTTTTATATTGCACCCCAAGTCACACTTGGGATAGTTAATTTACTAAATATGCCATATCTAAGCGCATCAAGTATGTGGTCATTGAATTTTACGGGAGCATCAAGTTTGTTTCCATTGCGGTCAGTTTTCCAACGATAGTTTTTTATTTCCTTTAACAAATTTACACTATCTTGGTGAATAAACAATGGTGTAGCTTTTACAGTCTTTATTCCCTCCGTCACATCCTTGTTAGCCGGTTTGGCATTAAACCCTCCCCTCACTATACTCTCTATCGTTTTCGGCTCGGCAGCATCACAATACAAATCATCCCACTTTTCTATGCCTAATGTCTTTAGTCTATCTATCACATCGTCAGTTGTCATCTTCGGCTCATATATCAACTCCTGACAATACGCAGCATCTTCGTGGAACACAACCTTCACCAATGCAGTTGGTACGTTAAACCCGAAGTCCAATCCGTATACCACCTCTCCGCCCTCTGGCATATTCTCCGTTGTTTTCCAATGCGAGTATATCAAGTCTTGACTAAGTCCTCTCTCACCCAAGCCATAGATAGTCCAATAGTTAGGGTCAGCATCCTTTAACCTCTCAAGCTCGGTTATCAACTCCGCTGGGAGAAATGGGTTATCACGGAAAGTTGTAATATGAAAATCCGCATCATCTCTCGGAATAACTGAATCGTAAATCCAAGAAGATAAATCAGAAGGGTTGTAGTCAATCACTATCTTACCCTCAGTTCTCATAATCAACTGCATCCAAGCCTCATAAGTCAACTCGTTCGCCTCATTGCAGAATAAATACTGCCTCGCACGACCACGAATCTTTTGAGGTTGATCTGCCGATACAAACTCCACAATATTGCCATTCAAAGAATAAATCTGGTCCGTCTTGTTGTGATTATCCTCACTATAAATACCAAGACGAGAAAGTATATCTATAAAATCCCTTAACACAGTACCCTTAATGCTCGGAAGCGATTGCCTCACAATTGTTAAGGTCTTGCCATTCTCTTGTAACAATTTAACAATGAACCAAATTAAGATATTATAAGTCTTACCACTACGAGAGCCTCCTTGCATTACCGTTATCCTCTTGTCAGACTCCGTTAGTATCTCAAATATCTTGTTAGTCTTTAATGTTGCATCCATAGAAAAAATAAAATTTGAGTATTAGTTTATCAGTTTGAAAAGTATGGTATAAATAGGGGTCATCGTATATACAAAAGTTAGATGGTCAAAAGTTGGCTATCAAAAACTTAGCTTTACCCACTGCCAGTCAAAAAGTAGATCCTTATGTACCCCCTCATCGTATCCCGACCCTATCCAGTCAACCTATCCCACTTTTCGTATATAATTTACATTATGTTAAGTAGCCACATAAGTGGCTGATTTTCAACCCCTCCCCTACCCTATCAATTAACCAAAACTTCCTCTTTAACCATCTGCGGCTTTACAACTTCAATGCTAACTTGATTAAGTTGTCCCTCGATCTTGTTCTCTATCTTCTGGGTAGGTAGACCAATAAAGTAGCTGCAAAATATCTGAATTGCTTTCATATCACCTTGAGCTATCTTCTCATTAAGTACACGGAAAGCAGTGTCCGCCATTGGGTAAAGGCGCTCGATCAATTCGTGTTCTTCCATCTTGCGCTTTCTTCCCGCTCCAGGTCTTGCGCCGCCATTTTTCTTCTTTATTGGTTCATCTTGCTTTACTTCCATAAACTGAAATAATCTGAATAAACAGTTACTGTTTAAATACTTTCCTTATTATCTTCCTTAAATTGTATTAATTCCATATTATGGGTTAACCCATTACTAGCCGCCTTTTCCCTTTCATATATTCTGAACTTTACCCACCCGTTAACTTTATTGCATTGCGCCAGGTATTCGCAAAAGTCATCCGCAAACACATTAAGGATAATTTCACCTTTCCTTTGTTTACTAATATAGAAACCTTTTTTATTCATTGAATTAACCTAAAATTAGGAATAAACCAAAATAAATGGATAATATATTTATTAATATTATGTTGAAAACTAACTAATTAGGAATTAATTAAAGAAATATATAAAAATAGTATAAAAATATTTGGTTAGTATAATTAACAATAGTACTTTTATTGTCTAAACAATAACAACATGAAACAATTATTACAAACTGAATTAATCGAACTTTTTACAATGCTTCAGGAAATTAAGCAAACAATGAAAGACTATAAACACGTTTCAAAGTATTTGCCTACTGAATTAGTCAATCAGTTAATAGATATACAAAATGAAACACTTAACAAAATAGAAAACAATTAAAACTACACACAATGAAACAAGCACTATTTTTCACCCTTGCCTTTTACTCAATCATTGCACTAATTACTTTAATCAATTGGAATTTAATTTAATCACATCTAAAAACTACACAAATGAAACAATTAACTAGCTATTTCCGCGTATATGCAAAGTTTAACGGCGAAAACAATTTTAAACCAATTGACTGCAGTACAGGTAAACCCGTTATAAATTTAATTTATGCAACCTTAGTGCCCAAAGAGAATTTAGGCAAATTAACTGAAACCTACAAAGGTATAGATCCGTCCTTTGCAAAGATTGAGGCAAGATCTACAGAAACAACTGAAACAATTAAAATAAACTACTAATGAAAATTCGTAAAAGTACACTAACCCTAATTTTATTTTTTGTTGTATTAATTACAGCGCTCAAAATTATAAATATTGTTGAAAATCTTTAATACTTACAATTATGCTACAAACTACAGAAACAAAAAAAATTGCAAACTTATTGTCTAAGGGATCCACTAACGCAAAAACAGCCAAAAACGAACTAGAAACCTATATCATGTACATGGCACCCGCTACCATGGTAGACGGTGTTAACATGTGCCCGTTTGCATCACCTGAGTGTATTGCACTTTGTTTAAATACTGCCGGTAGGGGTGTATTCTCTAACGTCCAATTATCTCGAATTAAAAAAACTGAGTTTTTCAGGGATAATCGAGAAAACTTTTATATCCAATTGGGCAATGAATTATTGAAAATACATGATAGCGCAATTAAGCAAAACAAAAATATTGCTATTCGTTTAAATGGCACGTCCGATATTGACCATTTAGGTCTTTTACTTAGGTATACGGGTATTAACTTTCTCGATCAATTTTATTCCGATCTAATTTTTTATGACTATACCAAAAATATCAATCACGTAAAAAAATACAAGAACAGCAATTATCACCTTACTTTTTCCCGCTCTGAGTGCAATGATCAACAAGTAGAACAGGCAATAAATTTAGGCGCCAATATTGCAGTGGTATTCCGCGACCAATTACCCGCAACTTACAAAGGACGCAAAGTAATTAACGGCGATTTGTCAGATCTTAGGATATTCGATCCAAAAAATTGTATTGTCGGGTTAATTGCGAAAGGTAAAGCAAAAAAGCAAATTTCTAATTTTGTAATAAATTAAACATTAAAGACATGAAAAAGCAAGAAAAAAAGCCTATTGAGATTAAAGACGTAAAAAAAGCAATTGAGAAAAAGTTAATTGAAAAAAACGTTTCAAAGGAGTGGATCAAAAGTCATTTAATCATTACAACATTAAAGCCATGAAAAAAGAAAAAAGTATGTTAGAACAGATCATTGAAATTTTCGATAAGAAATAGCAATGTAATAGCCTGAGAAATTAGGCTATTTTTTTACGACCAATAGCAATGAGCGCGGACAGTTCGTTACTGTCATTGGTCGCTACTAAATTTCAATTTTATGCCTATTATTCGAAACAAGTTCAAAACTAAATGTGCAAGTACATTGCGCGTAATTATGCCAGGTGAATTGATCTATTTAAACAGTGGTAAAGCGTATTCAATCCACTCTAAGGAGTTTAAACAGTTCCAGGATGCAGAAACTGAAGCGCAAAACATTAAGCAATATATTCAGGCTCAGGAAGATGCCTATTTTGATAAATTTATATCATTGAATAAGTATTAATTTATTTAAACCCTATTTTCAGCCAATTCTAGCCAATTTAAACCAAAAGTAATATGTTGATATACCTAAGAAATAAAAGCCCGTAAAACGCCTTAAAATAGCGTTAAAATCAATTTATATATTTTAGCAATATGTTGCAAAGGTATTGCATACCTATTTGTACCTACTTAGGTGTACTTAGGTAGTGCCAAAAACCTCAGTGAAGGCACTGAACACAGCCAAAAACCCTATGCAACAAAAACCTGCCAAAAACCTCAGTTAACGCAGTGAACTGAGACAAAAACCCCATAAAATTATTTTATCTCAACCCCAAAAACCTCCAGGGCAGCTTTGACTTTGGTAAACTCTACCCCATAAGGTATTGTTACGCTGAAAGTGAAATCTTGTTTCCAATTCTTGGTAATATGGTTCGAGCATTCATTCACCATCTCGACAAAAACCCCATAATCCGTGTCAATCATATCATTAGCAACTTTGACTGAGTTCATCACTGTTGCGTGATCCCTACCCGACAAAAACTCTCCAATAACCAAAAGTGAAGCATTGGTATGCAAACGAGCCATATAGCAAAACAAATGCCTGGCCATTGCGATTTCTTTTATTCTACTCTTACCAATAACCTGGTAAGATGGTACACCACTAACCTCAACTACTGACTCCAAAACATTCGACAAACTAATCATATTATAAAATTTAACATTGTTGACAACTATCAATAAAAACCTAACAAAAATCCTTAAACATAAGTTACACACTAACGAGCGAAAATGGAATATCTGCGATTATTCCAGTACGCGATTACGCGATTTACGGCATTTTCCTTACTCCACCCACTCCTATATTTTTTTGCCAAAAAAAAGGTGGGCATAGAAAAAACATAGAAAAATCGTGTAAATCGCGTACCGACCTCATTATCAGCACTTTAATCGCGTACTAATCGCGTACCAATCGCGTACCAAACACCAAAATCGCGTACTAAAATGGCAAAAAACCACTACAATATTTGTTCAACTAAATTAGTTTCAACAAACTTAATACATTTTCGGTTCGAGTGCTCCTTAGATCGCGTACTCGAGTACGCGATTTTCAAAATAGTACACGATTCGTCAATCGCCTTAGAAAACCTTTTCATTGAGTATTCTTTCTTCTCAAAACCCGTCATTTTTAGAAATTCATTGTACAAAAACTCCATAGTTATCCACACTTCCTTCTCCTCCTTTTGTGCCATAAGAAACTCCAAAAACTCTTCTCCGAACTGGACGCGGACTTGTTTTCTATGCAACTTTTCACTATTTTCTACTGCCAAAACCCCACTCTCAAGGTAAATCTGAACGCAGTTAAACATCAAATTAAAGAACCTATTCCATTCATCCTTATCCCAATCCTCAAATAATTTATGTCCAAATACATCCTCAGGGGTCTTACTAGCTCCAAAATATGGCGAAAATTCAAACACCTTTTGCCTCCTCTTAGCGTGGTTGCCCATATTAGGGATGGTATAATTGGTGGTGAACATCACCTTTGGTGAGTCTTTATAAGGGATAAAAAGCTCATCCTTGTTTTTCTTTTCGACAGTTATGCCTTCTGTGATAATAGAATAAAAACCCTCAAAATCCACATTCCTACGAGTATCTTCTATCGCCAATATACGAGTATCAAGATCTACCCTCTGAAAAGCAAAGTTCTTATCTACCTTAAAGTTCTTACCATCAACACGGACAAGGTTACTAAGATGACCAAGAGCCTTTACAAAAATCCCCTTACCAGTGCCTCCTCCGTTAGCCTCATTCTCAGTCTCTTCCGCAAGGATGACCGAGAATGGGCGTGAGGGGTCTTTATAGGTATGTAATAAGTAACCAATCAGCGTGATGGCATACATCAGCCTCTCATTATCTTCACCACTGATATAAAATAAAAATTTATAATATTCAATCTCTTCTAATTTAATAGAGCCATCATCAACATAGATATGATGGTCAATGATTTGTGTTTTCCAGACAAATTTATTTAATTCACCATACGTCTTGAGTTCTATCTTATTCTTACTCACACATACCACACCATTTTTAAATGGGAAGTAGGAAGTATCTTGTGCGTCTTGTAGAAAATTTATATCTGCCCTAT